CGCGAACTTTTGAAGTAGAACAAGAAGATGGAAACATTATTGAGCTACGCCGAGTAGATAATACTGCTATTTTGATGAGTGCAGAAGAAAGACCAGACGATGTAGATATTCGAAAAACTATCGGAGCAGGTTCGAATGTAAACTTTAATATCCCGGGAATCTAACAAGATATTGGGGAATAAGGGTCTTGACGGGCCCTTTTTTTACCTCTATACTATCTATATGGGCCACAAACATTCATACAATATTATAGAAACATTCCAACAGGTTAGAGCAGCAGTTTCAGAATGCTCTAACGCTCGCAACGACGGATTCATTGCTTGGGGTGTTAAACAGGATCTATATCAGTTAAAATGGTTCTTAGACGACATGATGAAAATGTGTCCCAACTTTGGAAGCACTGAAGCAGAGTGGCTCAATGAACAAGAACAGAAAAAAATTATAAGTTATCTTAAAGATGATATTCAATAAAATAAAACAACTAAAAGAAGATGGATTAAAGGTAGGAATTGTATTCAGCAGTTTTGATCTATTCCATGCAGGGCATGTTGCCATGTTGGCAGAAGCAAAGAATCATTGTGATTATCTAATTGCTGCACTGCAAACTGATCCAACTATTGATCGACCAGACACAAAGAATCCACCTATACAAACTATTGTAGAACGACAAATACAGGTCAGTACAAATCGCAATGTGGATGAAGTTGTTGTCTATCAAACAGAAAAAGACCTTGAAGACCTATTGCTTATTCTGCCAGTAGATGTTAGAATATTAGGTGTAGAGTATGCAGACAAAGAGTTTACAGGTAAAGAAATTTGTATGAAGCGCGGAATTGAAATTGTGTACAACGGACGAGATCATTCTTTTAGTAGTTCAAGCCTGCGTAAACGTGTAGCAGAAGCAGAAAGGAATAAGCAATGAATGGATATGCAGTAACAGCGTCAGAAAAATACGCAGAAGAATCAGATTTTAGACCGGACGTTCAAAAGAAAGTTAAACGTCCGGGAGTGTTAGCACGTTGGTTTCTTAAGAAACTAATGGAAGGTGCCGAATGGGAGAAGCGACAAAATCAAGAAAAAGACTCAGCAGTTTCAGTGAATAGACTTTCTAGGTCAATGGCAATCAGTGCCGGGCCTGCTAGCATTGATCAACCAGAACGTGCCTTGCACTTTACAGTTTATGTCGCCAACGGTGGTCGTGTTGTAGAAACACGCCGTTATGATAAAAAGACTGATCGTAGTTCAAACGGTCTGTATGTCATTACCAACGATGCAGACTTTGGCAAAGAGATTGACAAAATTATCACAATGGAGGCACTACGATGAAACGATTAATTAGCGATACAGGTGGAATGAAGACCTATGTTGAGATTAGAGACATCGACATGCCAACTGGAACAAAATACTTACGAGTATCAACTTTCTTTGATGGTGCCAAAGATCCAAACAGTGAACGTACTCGATTTGATATGTGCATGGACGACAAAACTTTTTCTGCACTAAAGGATTTAATTAATGAAGTGTGATCTATGTAAAAAAGAATATAGTTCTTCATGCGACTATAATCAAGGCAGGTGTCCTAACCATCCACCGATACTGACTAATTATCATTTTAGATTTTATAATCTCTTTCAAACAATTAAAGGATGGTTTCGCCGTGGAAATTCAACCTAAAGACACAAGCAAGGGACATTTTTATGTCAGCCTTGTAAAGAGTGTTATTCGCATAGGAGCAGGCTGCTGGTTAATGCAGGGAAATTTGCTAATGGCTGGTGTTTGTATTATTTTAGCAGAAGTGTTTGGAATTTTTGAGGAACTGGTATGATTTGGTCATTTATAGGTGGACTTTTTATAGGTTTTTATTTAGGCATGTTGGTAGTATCATTGTGTGTTGTAGCAAAAGGTAAAGAAGAATGAAAGAACTATGGGTAGAAAAGTACCGACCTAAAAAGGTTGAAGACTATGTATTTCGAGATGCTTCACAAAAGCGGCAGGTTGAGTCATGGATCAAGGAGGGTAGCATTCCGCACTTGTTGCTAAGTGGTGCAGCTGGTATTGGTAAGACTACATTGGCAAAAGTTCTATTAAACGAGCTAGGTATTGAAGAATTTGATGTATTGGAAATTAACGCTAGTCGAGATAACGATGTCGACAATGTACGCCATAAGATTACAAACTTCGTACAAATGATCCCATTTGGTCCGTTTAAGGTTGTGCTATTAGACGAAGCTGATTATTTGTCCATTAACGCACAGGCTATTTTGCGAGGGCTAATGGAAACTTATTCTAATACAGCAAGATTTATTTTAACTTGCAACTATAAGAATAAAATTATTCCTGCACTGCATAGTCGTTGCCAGGGTTTTCATGTGGAGAAGACCGACCAAACGGAATTCACTGCTCGGGTCGCTACAATCTTAGTAACTGAGAATATTGACTTTGATCTTGACACACTTGACACCTATGTTAAAACTGCTTACCCAGATCTTCGTAAGTGTATTAACCTAGTACAACAAAATGTAACAGAAGATAATGTGTTAGCTGCACCCACTACAGGTGATAGCGGTGGGGCTGACTATAAGATTGCTATGGTCGAATTGTTTAAGAAAGGTAAAATCCAAGATGCACGAAAATTGCTCTGTGGTAAAGCCCGTCCTGAAGAGATGGAAGACATCTATCGCTGGATGTATGACAATCTCGAACTGTTTGGCGATAGTGATGAAAAGAAAGACCAGGCTCTACTGGTCATTAAACAAGGTCTAGTTGATCACACGTTGATTGCAGATGCAGAAATCAACTTAGCGGCTACGCTGGTTAAACTGGCAAGACTTCAGTAATTAAACCGGGCGGAGGTGGAGCAGGTTGATCTGCCGCCCGGTTTACCCTCTTAATCTTCTTCTTTGTAAATACGCAAGACTTCCTTAACAACAGGGTGACGTTCGATGTCTTGTATACCAAACTCCGCCATAGCAATCATACGATAATCACCTCCTTGGCCGTATAAATTGCAGAATTCTAGCAACCCATTTTCTCTGGGTCTGTCAGCCTGATTTAAATCTCCTGTAACAACCATTCGGCTGTTATCTCCGATGCGTGTCAACAGCATCTTCATCTGTGATGGTGTGGCATTTTGCATTTCGTCGGCAACGATGAAGGCGTTTTTAAATGTTCTGCCTCGCATATATGCCAACGGACTAATCTCTATTGAACCATCTTCTAGCATACTCGCAATTTCTCGCGGGTGGTAGTATTCTTCGAAGACATCGAATATAGGTCGAGTCCATGGCGCCATTTTAGCGTTTAGGTCTCCCGGCAAGAACCCGTGCTCTTCATCCACACTAACTGCTGGTCGAGTAACCACGATCTTTTTAACCATGCCCTCTTTGAACAGTTTAATAGCCATTTTCACGGCCAGCATAGTTTTACCCGTACCCGCAGGTCCGATGGCAAATACTATACATTTTTTAGGATTTTTAAGCAGTTCTAAGTACTGCTCTTGAGACAAGTTCCGTGGAACTATATTGACTTGCTGGTTTCGCTTCAAGTATTGCTTGATGGGAATCAAGTTACTCTCGGCGCTCTTTTGGAATCTAGGGTCTTTTTCCATAGAAAAATCCCTTTCTCTTCTTTTGGCTCTAGGCAATTTTACCTCCTGATCATGTTGATCAACCTGCAAAGTATTTAAGATCAAACTTAAAATCTCCGACATAATAGGCCAAAAACGAGTCCCAGGTATCGTTTAGCTAAATATTCAATAGAGAGAACCGCAATGCACGACATTATAGACGTTATCAAAAACTTACAAACACTCAGCGAGAATAACTCAGCATTTAAAGTACTAAAAGACTTTGAGAGAGTACTTGATGAGTTAGATATCTATGTTTTTACAAACTGGGAAGACGGAGAACTTATTAAAGGGCCTGACGTAAATCGTTACGATGTTACCTGTAAGTTCATGTGGCCCAGGGCAGATATGCCAGATCCTAAAGGCGGAAAGCGTTTAGTGGATTACGGATGTCAAGTTGTATTTGCCAAAGAAGAAGTGCTATTGCCCAGAAAGATTAAAGATCCTGGCGACTACCGCCCGGGCACAAAGAAGGGTAAGATTGATGCACATCCTATTTGGACTGTGGAAATTACAATGCCTAAAAAATTAATGCAAGATATCTACATAGGCAAGGAAAATAAAGAAAATAATAGAATGGCAGAGCTAATGAAATACAGCAATCAAGAAGTTAGCGTTGATTCAGTCGCACAAGAAACACCCGAGGAGGTTGCACCAAATGACCAAACAGCATAATTTAAACGAAGGTCTCCGTTACGGTGATTTAGAAAACTACGTATCAGAGACATTTACCGTTGACAGATACAGCAGCAAAATGGGAGAGGATACTGATATCGTTGTACTAAGTTTCCGTGTTAGAGAAAAACATCCCGCAATTGATCTAATGGAATTTATTGAAAAAGGTTACGACTTTATTCTAGATGCCGACATGAGTGCAGGAGAAGAGAACGACGGACAATATCAAGTGTTCGTTGAAATTGAAAGAACTCCCCAACTAAAAAATCAATTACAAGAATTATTAGGTGGAATTGGACATTTATGCAGATTCAACGAATGGAGATTCCGTTATCAGAAAGAATCTACCAGTGTAGAGTTTAACGAAGACTCTGTAAAAACACATATCCCCATGACGTCCGAAGCATATCAAAGTAAAATAGTAGCAATCAAAGAAAACGATGTACAGGAATTCTTTGATCAAGGTGCAATGGATGTTACATTAGATGAAAACAATATGCTAACTTTCAAACGTCCCTATGCCGGTGATATACAAGCCAAGTTTATTGCAATCGGTGATTATGAAGATGTAAAGCATACTGTCCCAGGCAAATTAAGTCTAGATGAAGCTAGTCAAAGTCAAATGTTCTTTTTGGCCAAGTACATGGGCAGCTACGAAATTAATAAGATAGATAACAAATTTTTAATAAGGAACGGCGACAAGGCTGTTGTTATAGAAAAAAACAGTTGGTAAAATTTAAAAAGGATAAAAAATGAGTAACGGATTTAAATTTGAATTTACATTGGCAAAGTTTAAAGAGTGTGTAGGCGGAAATCCTCCGTATGCAGAGCAGTGGTACGAAGCAATATCTCAAATTCTTCCAGATTATGATATTGAAACAGCGCCACGTGTTGCTGCATTCCTAGCACAGACTGCACACGAGTCAGGTGGCTATAGAGCAATCAAAGAAAACTTAAACTATCGTGCTGTGACACTACGCAAGATTTTTCCTAAATATTTCTCCGACGATGCCATTGCTGCTCAATATGCAGGCAAGCCAGAAATGATTGCCAATAAGGTCTACGGTGGACGTATGGGCAATGGTCCAGAAGAGTCAGGCGACGGTTTTCGTTATTGCGGTCGTGGTCTAATTCAGCTAACTGGCAAGGACAACTATACACGATATGCACAAAGTTTAGAAATCTCAGTTGAAGAAGCTGGCGAACATCTAACAACATTCGAAGGTTGTGTGCAAAGTGCTGCCTGGTTCTGGGAAGCCAACAACTTAAATCAGTGGGCAGACAAAGGCGACATTCTAACATTGACTAAGCGTATCAACGGTGGTACAATTGGTTTAGAAGATCGTATCAAACATTACAATCACGCACTTCACGTTCTAGGCCATTAATATGTGGTTACTATCATTCCTCCCTGACACCCTGTTGATGTACATTGTCAATATAATATTGATTGTAGGGGTTATTAGTTTCATCCTGGCGTTTTTTGTACTGCACAAAATTTTAAACAAAATTCCCGGACTGTCAAAATACGCATTAGCATTTCAAATAGTCAGTGCTGTATTGTTAACTGCGGGAATTTATTTTAAAGGCGGCTACACTACAGAAATGATGTGGCGTGATCGAGTTAAAGAGTTAGAAACTAAAGTTGCTGCGGCCGAAGTTGAGTCTAAGAAAGAAAATGTTGTTGTACAAGAAAAAATTGTAAAACAAAAAGAGTATATTAAGGGCAAGACAGAGTATATAACAAAGTATATTGATAAATTAGAAACTAAAGAAATTATCAAAGAAGTACAGGGTCCCGAAAGAGTTCGCGTAGAAGAAGTTATAAAGTATATTGAAAATTGCCCAGTTCCTAAAGAATTAATCGATATACATGATGCCGCGGCAAAACTAAACAAAGCAGCAGGAGAGCCTAAGAAATGAAAATAATTATTTTAGGACTTGCTGTATTATTGGTAGGATGTGCGGCACCTACTCCAGTTAAAAGAAACTTTCCAGATGCTGTTCCTGCTCTACAAGAAAAATGCCCAGAATTATCTACAGTAGATAATACTGGCAAAGAAGTAGCTATCACTGACTTGCTTAAAACTGTGGTTAAGAACTACGGATTATATTACGAGTGTGCTAATAAAGTAGATGGCTGGAATGAGTGGTATAACACCCAAAGAAAAATCTTTGAAAGCGTTAAATAATGGTATATAAAGGAGCCGAGTAATGGAAGATAAAAAATTACTCAAGTGGGTGTTTGTATTACTATTAGCACCGCTTGCGTTAGCATATTTTAGCAATGGTGACAGTTTTCGTTATCCTTGCCAAAATCCAGATAACTGGGATAAACAAATATGCAAGTTACCCACCTGTGATGTAACTCGTACCTGTCCCGAACACATTTTTAAAGGGCAACGAGACCCAAGATTAGGACCACCAAAAGATGAACCGACTAAAACAATTTCTGCTCCAGTTGCAGGAGCGCCTAACACACAAGGAGCAAACTGTGGAAAATAAAACAGAACACATTTATACCGAAGAGCAGTTAATGGCTCGATTGAAATTTTTCATCGGCATTTGCTTGTCATTGACATTATTTGGAATTGTATTCGTAGTGTTATATTCGTTAATTTTTGTCACACAACCACTTAACGCTATTAGCCCAATTGATCAAAAGTTCTTTGAATTAATCATTCCTATTGCTACATTCTTAACAGGTACACTAAGTGGTATCATGTTGGCAAGTCCCGGTGACAAGGAAGCACAGAAAGAAGCATTGAAGGCGGCAAATTCCGGATGGGATAGAGGACCAAAAACTTCATCGACAACAATTAGTGGACCATTAGGTTCTTCTACTATTTCTTCAACAAACAACGGTGGATTCGGTTCAGGGCCAGCATTCGGAGCAACACCGACTAGTAGTTTTGGAAATAATGTCCCCGTAGGTTTTGGCGGATTTGGTCAACAAGGAAATAGTCAAACATTTGCAATGACTGCAAGTGGTAAACGTATTGTTCCAGAAGAACCACAACCTGAACTATAATATATTATGACAGCCCGTAGCAAAGAAGACTGGATGAATACAAAATGGCGTCCAGCTATGGGATGGATGTATATGATAGTATGCATAACTGACTTTATTATATTTCCAATCTTATGGAGCATGTTACAAGCTATGGACAAAGGAAGTGTAACATCTCAGTGGCAACCGTTAACACTGCAAGGTGCAGGACTTTTTCATATAGCAATGGGTGCTATAGTAGGAGTTACTGCGTGGAGCAGAGGACAGGAAAAATTAGGAGGAGTTATAAATGGCAACTCAACAACCGACATATTATCAAGCAGGGCTCCAACATTTGGCGTACCTTCGACAGGCAGTACCAGTGCATCTCCGTATGCAACAACCGTAAGTGGTAAACTAATAGTACCACAAGAACCACAACCATTAATTTAAAGGAAATTAAAATGAAAAATATTATTTTTGTAGCAGGACTTGCACTAGCACTTATGGGTAATGCATATGCTGCCGACGACAAAGAAGGTCCAGGAAAAGGGGAAATGAAAGAAGTATGCACAGAGAAAAAAGACAAAGCCGGTAAAGTAATTAACGGCAAAGACGGTAAGCCTGTGCAGGAATGCAAAAAGGTTAAAGTTCGTAAAAAGGTAGAGGGAACAGCAGTTCCGGAAAAGAAATAACTAGCAGTTGACACAACCCAAAAGGTATAGTATAATTTACTATACCTTTTTCTACTTATGGATTATTACAATATTTTAGGCGTTGATCGTTCGGCATCGCAAGACGATATCAAGAAAGCATATCGTAAACTTGCAGCCAAACACCATCCGGATCGTGGAGGAGACACTGCCAAGTTTCAAGAAATATCAGTAGCATACGACACGTTAGGGGATGTAGATAAAAAAGCACAATATGATAATCCGCAGCCACAGGGTGGATTTCAACAGTACGGAGGAATGCCTCCGGGGTTTGAAGATATCCTACGGGGGTTTGGGGGCGGCCCATTTGGTGATATATTTGGACAGCGTAGACAGCAACCTGTTCGCAACAGGATAATGAATCTTCAAACTCAAATAACGCTAGAGGAAGCATTTAGTGGAAAAGAATTGATCGCCAATATACAACTACCATCCGGTAGAGAACAATTACTTGAAGTAAAAATTCCAGCAGGTGTTAGGGATGGAACTACACTAAGACTATCAGAAATGGGTGATGACAGTATTAGTGGTGTACCTAGAGGTGATATTCATTTAACTATTCATGTCATACCACATGCAGTCTTTCAACGAAACAATGACGATTTAGTAAGAACGTTAGATGTAAATTCTTTAGAAGCAATTATTGGGTGTTTGAAACAATTTACTACATTAGATAATAAAACATTAGAAATAAACATTCCCCCGGGTACACAACACGGACAAATAATGAGTGTGCAGGGATACGGTATGCCATTTATGCAAGATAATCGAATGCGGGGTAGATTACTGATAACTATTAATTTAAAAACACCCACAAACCTTACTGATCAACAAAAAGATCTTATACGTCAAATAGTTTCTTAAATATTATTATGAACATAGTAAAATTTCCAAACCCAATTCTTAGAGAAAGAATGCCAGACTTTGATTTTAATAATCCGATATTAAATCCAAAAGAACTCGAAAGGCAGATGCTCGAATTTATGTACGCACAAGATGGCATAGGTCTTGCTGCAAATCAATTAGGTCTAACAGCTAGAGTATTTGTTATGGGACATCGAGAAAGTCCAGATGCAGGCATGGCATTTTTTAATCCCATTATCATTGCAAATACAAATGAAACAGAAGATTTGGAGGAAGGATGTTTGAGTTTCCCTGGAATTTATGTTAAAATTAAAAGACCAACAGCTATTAAAGCACGTTGGCAAAACAGTTCCGGAGAATGGGAAGAAGGTGAGTTCGACGGATACAACTGTAAGTGCTTTTTACATGAGTTCGATCATTTAGAAGGTATTACTTATCAAGATAGGACCAGTCCATTAAAATGGACAATGGCCGCAAAGAAAGCTAAAAAGGAAAAAATTAATGCTACAACCAAATAAAGATCTTGAGCAGATTTTCGAATCAGCCGTGAGTCTAGCCAACGAACACGAACACGAGTATGTTACTCTTGAACACTTCTTGCACGGGCTAGTTACTAACGAAGAATTTGCAAAACTCCTCGGTAGCTTTGGTGCTGACGTTAAAAGTTTAATTACAGACTTAGAAAAATATATATCAGAAGATTTAAAGGAAATTGTTAACCCAAGCGTCGATCGTCCTAAAAAAACAAATACAGTTGATCGCGTTTTAAATCGAGCGTTTACTCAGGTGTTGTTTACTGGTAGAAATGTTATTGAACCAGTTGATTGTTTTATCAGCATGTTTGCTGAAAAGAAAAGCTATGCCACGCACTTTATTAAAAAAGCAAATATCGATAAAGATAAATTCCTAAATTTTATCCAAAAAGAATATAGCAAAGAAGACAATGAGGAGAGTTCTGCAGGTAGCACACGATCTAATCTCCAACTTGAAAGGATGATTAGTCAGTTCTGCACCAATCTAACTGCAAAAGCAAAATCAAAGAAAATTGATCCAGTTATCGGTCGTGAAAAAGAAATCGAAGAAGTTCAACTAGTACTTGCTCGAAGAAACAAAAGTAACGTTATTTTAATCGGTGATCCCGGTGTAGGTAAAACTGCTATTGCAGAAGGCTTGGCTAAAAAAATCATTGAAGGTACTGTTCCTACATTTATTCAAGATCACACTGTTTATAGTATGGACATTAGTTCTATGCTTGCCGGTAGTAAGTATCGTGGTGATTTTGAAGAACGTCTTAAAGCTATTATCAGTGCGTTAGAAAAGAAGAAAAATTGTATTCTGTTTATCGATGAAGCACATATGATGAACGGGGCAGGCGCTGCAAATGGTAACAGTAACGACATGGCAAATATGCTCAAGCCTATGCTGACAAAAGGTACACTAAAAGTTATCGCCAGTACTACCTGGGAAGAATATCGCAAGCACTTTGAAAAAGATCGCGCCCTAATGCGTCGATTCCAGCGTGTTACTATTGACGAGCCTAGTGAAGCAGTTACTATTAAGATCCTAAAAGGTGTTAAGAAGTATTACGAAAAACACCACGGTGTTAAGATTACCAATCAAGCCATTACTGATGCAGTAACCTACTCTGTTAAGTACATGACTGACAAGAAGCTTCCAGATAAGGCGCTAGACTTAATTGATTGTGCATGTGCTCGATTTAAAGTTAAGGACGAAGAAAACGGAGTTGTTGATCATGACGAGATTGTTTTTGAAGTTGCAAGACTGGCTAATCTTCCAATTGAACAGGTTAGCTCAAAAGAAGGTGTTAATCTTGCAAGTCTGGAAAAAGGCCTACGTAACAAGGTTTTCGGTCAAGAAAATGCTATCACTAGCCTGTTAGATAAGATTTTTATTGCCCAAGCAGGATTAAAACCATTTAATAAGCCGGTCGGTAGTTTCTTGTTTGTAGGTCCTACTGGCGTAGGAAAGACTGAAGCTGCTAAACAGCTCGCCACTGGTATGGGAATTAAACTTGTACGATTTGATATGAGTGAATTTCAGGAAAAACATAGTGTTGCTAAATTTATTGGAGCGCCGCCTGGATACGTAGGATTTGATGAAAATGCAGGACAGTTGATTACATGCTTACAAGAAACACCTAACTGTGTTCTTTTATTAGACGAAGTCGAAAAGGCTCACCCGGATGTACTAACTGTTATGCTACAATTAATGGACAATGGTTTTATTACCGGTAGTAACGGCAAAAAGGCAGATGGTCGCAATGCTATTATCATTATGACATCAAACTTAGGTTCCGCAGATGCTGAAAAGAATTCAGTAGGCTTTGGTAGTCTAGAGCGTGATAGTGATCCTAAAGATGCTGTTAACAAATTCTTTGCGCCTGAATTCCGCAATCGTTTAGATGGTATTGTTAAGTTTGGTAAGTTAGACCATGTTACAATGATCAAAGTTGTTAAGAAATTTATTGACGAGCTCAATGCATTAGTTAAAGACAAAAATATTCATGTTAAACCCAATGCCGAAGCAGTTGAATTTTTAATTGCCAAAGGATTTAATAGTAAAATGGGTGCTCGTCCTTTGCAAAGAACTATTGACGAATTCATTAAGAAACCTATGAGTCGTGAAATTCTTTTTGGTAAATTAACAAACGGCGGAGTAGTTGAAGTTAATGTAGTAGACGAACAACTAAAACTTAACATTGTTGATGTTATGCCAGTCATTAAATCAAAGATTCCAGATGAAAACACAGATACAGAAACTGAACTCCAGTAAACTGTTCTATAACAAGTGGCCCTACAAAGTCGAATGTAGACAAGTAGGAGCCTCTAGAATTGTTCACAGCGGAGTCGATATTGTTCGAGAGTGGTGTGCTACTGGTAAAGGTATGCACGTTGATAGGCTGTCTGCTTTGCAAATCAACAAAGCAGATTACTTAGAGTTTACTAACTTAGTAGCACCGTTCATTGACAACCCCGATGTAAAAATTCGAGTAGAAGGGTCGCATTTTAATCTATTTTGCACAGACAAATCTATATTAGAAACAATAGATAAAGATCTAAACAAGTGGATTAGAAAGATAAGCGGGCCGACTACGGACCAAGAACTAGAATTCATGCTTAGTAATGGTCATAAAAAGATACTGCGAGACGTATTTCCCAAAGAAAAGTACAAATACAGGGTATATTTTAAATCAAGATTCCCTGCAGACAAGCGAGCTACATTTGTAACCTGGGCAGATAAGTACGGAGACAAGCTAGACATTAGCGAAACCAGTAGACGATGGCTTGTAAGCACTAGACACTACGCACAAGATCCCTTTATGTACGTAGAAGACGACAAAATGCTCAGCATGGTAGGCATATATTTGAGCGGATACATCAAAAAAGTTGAAGAGTTTATCCTTAGAGAGACTGCTTTTTCCGTATAAGTGAAAGTGGTATAGTAGCATAAATATTGTTACTATGCCATCACTAAGCCAAAGTTTAACGTTCAACGTCAATTCATCCAGTACAGTAGTATTAGATTATCCTAATACAGGTACAACTGCCCTAATTTATGCCAGCGATCCTATAAAAGGTGACGGTTACTTCGGGGGTAGCGACGGTTTTCACACTGTCCAAATCAATATAAACGAGTTTATCGGAAAGATAGAGATGCAGGGGTCGCTTGCGTCCTCACCGCAGTCCACTGACTGGTTTTCTGTTGAGCTAGGCACAAACAACATGTCTATTGATACAACAGGACTGATTAGCGAAGAAAACATTTCAAGCGTCGAATACACTACTGCAACTACTAATATAAAGAGTTATAATTTTACCGGAAACTATGTCTGGATTAGAGCCAGAGTAAGTGATTGGACTGATGGTACTGTAAACAATATTAGAATTAATCATTAAGGACTTGCAATGACAAAACAGACAATTAGTATAGGTTCGGGAGAACTAGCAGGTGATGGTGAAAGCATTCGTTCTGCATTTGTCAAAGTAAATGCTAACTTCGACGAAATTTATGCAGGCGGAATAGGTGGCGGCGTTTCTGGACCAACTGGGCCTTCGGGTGCAACTGGTCCACAAGGAAATGTAGGACTAACTGGCCCTTCAGGTGTAAACGGTAGTACTGGTCCACAAGGACCTTCGGGTGCAACTGGTCCACAAGGAAATGCAGGTGCAGTGGGGCCAACTGGACCTTCGGGTGCTCAAGGAAATGCAGGAGCAACAGGCCCTCAGGGCATTCAAGGCGATGTTGGACCATCTGGACCTTCGGGTGCTCAAGGAAATGCAGGAGTAACAGGCCCCACAGGTCCACAAGGCGTTCAAGGGCCCCAAGGCGTTGCGGGTGAAAACGGGGCTGTAGGACCAACTGGTCCACAAGGTAATACAGGTATTAGTGGGCCTGCTGGCCCAGCAGGCGCAAGTGGAGATCCGGGTGCTGTTGGTCCAACTGGTCCACAGGGCGATCCCGGTCCTAGAGGTCTAACTGGAGATCAAGGTGTCAGTATTGTTCTATTAGGTACAGTAACTAATTCATTGTCTCTTCCACTGAGTGCTAACTTCGGTGAAGGTTATATTGCTGTTGATACAGGTCGTGTATGGTTCTGGGGAACGAATACAGCGTGGAACGATGTTGGACAAATTGTTGGTCCACAAGGTGACATCGGTGATCCAGGACCAGCAGGTGCAACAGGTGATCCAGGTTCTGTAGGTCCAACAGGTCCACAAGGAGATCCAGGACCAACTGGTCCACAAGGTGAGCGAGCACAAGAAGATAGATTAACTACAGGCAGTTACAGTGTAATATTAGGTACTGATGGTACAATAACATTAACCACCTCTAGTAATGCGTTATACACAACGACTAACGCATTAATTAAATCTATTGCAGACATACAAATCAGTGCCGGCGATGATGTTGGTAGCAATTGGACATTTGGTGGTAATGGCACATTAACTGCCCCTGGAGATATCGTATTACCGTACGGAACTATTGGTAGCGGTACTTTAGATGGTATTAAACTAACCACCGATCGTGGCACAGTATTGTTTGGTAACACTCCGGAGTGTGTGCCAACCGTCGCATCACATTTCCACATCATGCGTGATGACCCTACCACTGTAGATCTATTCTTCGGTGATGACCTTAACTACGTCAAGTTACCCTATGATTCAACTTTGACCAACGTGGGTGTACAGATTGGTACAGATGTGACAAATCTTTGGAGTTTTGGTAAAGATGGTGCACTGACTGCGCCTGGCCATATCCTTCCCGACGCTGATCTAGAGTACGATCTAGGATCTACATCAAGTCAATGGCGTAGTATCTATGTTGGAACAGGCACGATCTATATCGGCGGAGTGGCACTGGGAGTTAACCAAGACAACTATGTCACAGTTGACGGCAACCCTCTCATCACAGTAAACACCACCGGCAACTTAACTGTCCAGGGAGATACCAACATTGTACTCGGTGCAGTGATAATTTCAGATACTGCTCCAGCAGCGACTACGCCTGGTTCGCAATGGTTTGACACTGTTGAAGGACGTACCTATGTTGCCACCGGCGGTGTATGGTTAGACGCAAGTCCAACACAGATCCCAAGTCCAGAAACATACCTAGACGGATTGGCCATTGATGGTACCGTTATCAGTACTGCCAATGTTGACAGCGATGCCATTGTCATAGATGGTGGCGATAATACCAAGTTATCTGTCAGCAACAACAGCGTGACAATACAAGTACCCAGTAGTGGAGTAATTCGTCCATACTGGGCAGCAGAATTTGGCGGCATAACCACTGCGGTCACTACTTCTAGTTATACCATAGGCACCGGTGCTTTCTATGACAGCGTGGGCAATGTATATGTGCTAGGTGGTGTACTATTTGGTGACGGCGGCCTAAATGATGTAGATAGTCTACTGTTAAAATACGATACCAATGGTAATTTATTATGGAGTAGAACATGGCATGACAACAGTGGTGCCAATTGCGGTGCGGTCAATCAGGCCTTTGCCATAGACAGCAATGATCGAATCTACTGGTTGGCCACTGCTGTTGTCAGCGGCTTCGGTTGCTGGTCCGGCTATATGGACACTGATGGAAATCTTGGACTGGGCGGAATAGCCCAAGGAAGTCTAGGTTTCGTGGATGGGTATGTTTCTGCTGTGGATATAGCCTGTGATAATTCTGGAAATTATTATCTAGCAGGTTCTTACTATGACAACATCTCGTACAGTACTACTCCTGTAGTGATTAAAATCGATGGAGACAGCGGAACACCAATTTGGACCGGCAATATCATACCCGAGGATTTTGAAGACCTTCCTGTCGATGGACAATACCGTGCTGTGACTGTTAACCCTGCCACTGGTGATGTTTGGGCCATAGGTGATTATTATGACGGCGGTTTACGTGCGATGTTATCCAAGTGGGACATCAATGGCATACACCAATGGACCAAAGAATTAGTCACTACCACAGGAGATCTAGCCGCTGCGGTGATATACAACGGTGGCTATGTTTATACCATAGTCAACGATGACCCTGATCAAAAGGCCGTGGTATCTAAATTCGACACAGATGGTGACTTGATATGGGCTTCATATCTAGCGACGGGAGAACTTGACCCTATTACAGACGGCGGCCCCGGCTCCTACAGTACAGGAGCATACGATTTAAGTTTTGACGCCAGTGGCAATGTATATGTAACTGGAACCATACCTGGTCCGCCAGTAGGACAGCCACAGTTATGGATAACAAAACTCAATCCTGCCAACGGAGAAATGTTATACAGTCGTATACTGATAACTGATGCGGGTGTAGTTATAATAGATCAAGGTGCTGACGGCGGCGGCAGTTCTGGCCACAGAGTAGGCGATATATATCAAGATAAGATAGCGGTCACTGCTGTAACCAGTTCGGATATTGATGACAGTACTGGCACTAATGAGACAAGAGTATTGGTGGCACAACTGCCCATCGATGGCAGCGTTACTGGCACCTTTGGCAATATAACCATAGCTGATCTTACCAGTGACATAGATAGTATTTCTTCAACTGGCACATATACTGTGACTACCCTGACGTGGTCAACCGGTACATCAACCGCAATATTGTCAACAAGTAGTCTCAGCGTTAGTTATGTCACTGACATAGTTGGACTCACTGGTGAAACACTGGCCTTGGGCAGTGTCAGTGGATCTTCTACTGTAACCAACACTTGGACATTTGTCAACAACAATATCATACTACCACCAGGTGGTGATATCCTTGACAGCAATGGAGTTAGTGTATTGGGCGGCGGCAGTGCTGCCAGCAACGTGTGGGTACAGACATTTGAGTCAGCAACTCCTCTACTAGATACACCACTGATAGCACTGAGTGTAGAATATGACAGTGTTGGCAACGTGATTGCTCTTTTCTATCACGGGGAAGACAGTGGCGGGTCATTTTATTCAGTGGGCAAGTACACCACATCTGGCACACGAATTTGGACCACACGATTTAGTACAGGCTACGAAACAGATGGATGGGGCCTGGCCGTAGATCCAACCAATGGATTCATCTATGTAGCGGGAAAAACAAATACCGATGGCGGACAGGAAAAGTCCACTTTAACTAAAATTGCCAGCGGCGGCGGCTCAGTTGAATGGAGCAAGACCTATGCGTTTGGCGAGAGCATTAACAGTAACAGCCAGGTAGTTGATGTAGCATCGGACGGAAATCCCGTCATGGTTGGTTACACTTTTGACAACCTTGGCGGTGGCTATGTGACAACCACTAAAGTTGATGCTGAAGATGGTTCAATCATTTGGTCAAAAAAACTAGACGGACAGGATGACGAAGAAGCCTACGGCATGGCAGTTGGACCCACAGGCGAAGTAGTAGCCGTTGGATATATGGATCAACTGGGTGGGGAAGGCGATACAGACAATCACATGCTGGTGGTCAAGTATCTCAGCGATGGTACCATTGACTGGCAAAGGGCCATATTGTTTGACGAGGGATATGACAGTACTGGAGCAGATGCTGACATTGACAGTGAGGGTAACGTCTATGTCTGCGGACAATACGAAGTCGACAATGCTGGACCCGGTATTTGTATGAATTTAGTTAAATTCAACAGTGCAGGTGTCAAACAGTGGAGCCGTCGTGTAGAGGGCGACTGTGGAGCAATTGCCACCAGCATAGTGGTTGGTGCTGATGATAAACTTTATCTGTCTGGTTCACTGTTCACTACAACTGTGCCCAATCCAGGGCCCGACGATCCTATTGACATTTCCTGTGTAGTGGCCAAATATAATCTAGATGGTACAGTAGTATGGCAACGACTATTAGATAATATAGATACGCTTTCAGTCAGTGGTTCCGACTTCTTGGCTGGTCAAGGCGGCGGAAGTAACCTAGCGGTCAAACAAGATTATGTAGCACTTGCCGGTGGCTTTGGGTCGTTTGAAGGTCCAAGTGACTTCCATGCTCTAATAGCACAGTTACCTGCCACAGGCGACCCGTTCGCAGTGGGTGCATGGGATTTCAGAGCCTCAAATCTTACTGGTACATTAGACACATCGGCCAGCGACATTACAGTGGTCAACGCAGATAAGACTGACACTGACAATACGTCAAACATAACCGTTGCCACTGTTACACCAATCGTCGACAGCAGTGCCTTTCTAATAGGCACACTGTACACAGGTGACAGTACCACAGCATTAGGTGATAGATTAGTTAACAATGACGCTGAATTTATACTTGAATCGGATGGTACATTAACATTAAACGACGGTGCTACTATATCATCGGGTATGGGGGCTTTTAGAATTGAACCCGCAGGTGCATCTAGTGCTACTCAAGCATTGCTGATTTATCCCACAGTTGTTGATGGTAATCACATACACTTGACAGCAGGCTTTGGTGGCGAGACTGATCTATATCTAGGCAACGATGACCAGTTTGTTAAAATAGATCACGGTGGTGACATAGTTGTTGGAACTTACTCAACTGTTACCAACAGCACCTGGACATTTGGCACAGATGGGGAATTAGAATTCCCCCAAGGTAGCACCATAAGTGAAACAAACACTACTACGATTATATCCCCACCTGGAGCCAGTGCTGGACAGAGTTTGGTTATTCGTCCAACTGGCAGTACCAGCACTACTGAAACAAATCACATACACTTGATATCAGGCAATCCTACCACAGTTGATCTATTCCTAGGCGATGATGATCAGTATGTTAAGATTGAAAAGAATGGGGGTAATATTGTTGTTCAAACTTATTCAACTGCTACAACCAGCACTTGGGTATTTGGCACAGATGGTGTCTTAACATTAAGCACAGCCAGCACAATCCTGGGCAACAACAGTGATCCTAATGTCTACATTGAAACTGCTAGCACATCAACAGCAATTAATACTTGGACATTTGCCGCAGATGGTGGGTTAACATTACCAAACGGTGCTACCATTGTAGACACGACTAGCACATTAGTATTGACTCCAAACAGTCCGGGACAGGCAACTAGTCTAGTTCTGCGTTCGACATATAATTCGTATATGACTGCTGACTACCCCACTGATCAAGGTTATCAGCAATACTTACATGAACTTGATCCAGTGACATATCCTGACCCTTATGTGAGCACTGGCACAGAAGGTACTGTTATTTCTATAACATTGTGGGACGCTAGCGGTCTTCAGTATGTTCAGGGTGATGTAGAATACATAATTACCGGCACAGGTATTACAGCCGCAGACTTCACACCTGCCGTACTAACAGGAACATTTGCGGCTGCTAATTGGACTTTAGATGGTGGCGGTTTTAATTATACTAATACCAACATGCTAATGATAGCTAACGATGCTATTGTTGAAGGCGAAGAAACATTTACTGTCACTATTGTTACTACTGGAACTTATGCTCCAGGTGCTGGATCCAATTACCTGCGTGTCAATATAGTAGACGGCACAACCGAAGGCAGTGAAAGCGGACACATACATTTGATCAGTGAGAATATGGCACAGACCAGCATATTCCTGGGCAACGATGACAAGTATGTCAAAGTGGCCGCAGATGATCAAATATACATAAAAGTACCAAATGTTGATACCAGTGCTACTTCACAGTTGTGGACCTTTGCTGGGGATGGTAGTTTAACACTGCCTGATGGTGGAGACATTAAAAATAGTTCTGGTACTTCAGTATTGACAGTAGTTACAGGACAAGAAACCTACGAGTTTGATGGTGTTAATACTACGCTAACGATTACTAATGTTACATTCAACTTACTGTTCTGTACAGTGGTTGGTGGTTATAGTGGCAGTGATGGTCATACTGTTGTATTGCCTCCCGGGACGGCGGGACAACGATTAGTTATTGTCAACATCTCCAGTAATTGTACATTAACTGTAGATGGAGCCATCGACGGTGCGGTAAATGTTGCTCCTGAGGGAACAGCAGAATTGATTTATCTTGTTGGTGACGGCGTTACATCTTGGTGGCCTCTGTATGGAACAACTCTTGTTACTTAAAACGGTAAAATAAAAGTATGTCAATAACTATTAGATCAGCACAGACTATCAGCAACGGTGTTACACTGAGGGGTCACACGCCGCCTCCGCCCATTGTCACAGACGGCCTTATCGCTCATCTAGATGCAGGCATCACAGCCAGTTATCCAGGCTCGCAATCTGCCACATGGTTTGATATAAGTGGTCAAGGTGCTGATGCTTCATTAAATGGGACCGTGGGATTTGTCAACAGCGGTACTTCTAGTTACTTTATATTTGATGGCGACTCGGCAAATTGTATGACATCAAGCCTATCACAGAACTATCAAGATTGTACACTGGTATTTCAACCTGATTTCAGTTACAATGTAGATGATGCTAATCTAGCATATGGACTAGGTGTTGATGCTGACCGTACCATGCGATTTGGTAATGCTAACGGATCAAGTCCATGGAGTATACAAAATCCAGGCAACAACGCTGACTGGGCATATCTAACAGCAACTAACTATTACATAAACGGTACTGTTATTCCAGGAGCAGGGAATTTGGTCACAGGTTGGAATATACTAGGAGCCGCCAGAACCAATCAATCATGGGGATCTACTCCTTATGTATGGGGGGAAGGTTACTTTAGTAGAGGATTCAAAGGCAAACTTGCTGTTATCCTACTATACAATAGAGTGCTAACTGAAGCAGAACAACTACAGAACTATGCGGCTCTACGGGCAAGATTCGGACTATGATAGGGTAAATACACATTATGACAGCAATAACATTTCCCTCATCGCCCACAGTGGGCCAAAGTTATGTGGCTACCAACGCAGTAACCTACACATGGACCGGCGATCGTTGGTCGTCTAGCCTGGCAATCACCAACAATCAAGCAAAATACTATGTAGAAGGTGGCGATTCAGCCTGGACCTACACTACAGCAACAGACATCACCTTAGATGGTGGAACAGCATAATCGGAGCAGATAAATGACAACAAGAATCAAACTACGTAGAGATACAGCCGCTAATTGGACTACTAACGATCCGGTACTGGCCTTAGGTGAAGCAGGCTACGACACTACTAATAATCAACTGAGAGTTGGTGATGGCACAACGGTATGGAGCGGATTAGAATCCATTGGTGGTACTGGTAATAAAATAACAGCAGAAAAAACTTATTCAGATAATTTTAACGACGGTAGTGAACACACTTTTGCCTATACCACTGGATCTATTGCTGTACAGATGGGAGATAATATTGGACTGTATCTCGATGATCTGTTGTCAAGATGGGTGGAGTATTTTGATGGCAATCTTGCCTTTCCCTATAATTACAGCAACATCAACCTAGTGATAAATCCCAACACTGATGATCTCGCATCAACAGTGACCAATGTAATCTCTAGTGGTAATCCACCATTGTACACCATAACACTGGCTACAGCACACCCAGAGCCTATAACAATAGATGACATTGATTTTAATTACAACTACATCAACACCATTGGGTTGGACATAGTTAACGGTGTTGGTGAAAGTAACAGTTACTTTGGCATGGCCACTGGCGACGATGATATAACTATTCGTTCAGGAAGAGATATTACGTTAGACGCCGCAGACGATGTTTACATATCAGGAGGCAATGAATTTCAATTAACACTTGTAAACCAAGCTGACATGCCTGCCAATAGCGGAATTGAGATTACTACAGAGACCACGTCAACTGACTACACATGGACATTTAGATTTGATGGCAGTCTAGAACTACCGGAAGGCTTGACTCTGCCAACTAAATCTAATATGGGCTACGATGTTACTACCACCCTTAGTGGTCCAACACTACAGTTAAGCAACGACAGCGAAAATCAAGTTATCGTCACAGGACCGACAGCTACAGAAAACAACACCAACGCTCAACGTATTGTGATCCAAGGCCAGCGTGGCTACGGCTCAACCAGCACCACAGGTGAAGGCGGCGATGTTTACATTTGGGGCGGAGTTGGAGGTGACACCAACGGCAACACTGAAGGATGGGGCCAAGGTGGCGGCAGTGGTGGCGATGTTAAATTACGCGGCGGCGAAGGCCTTAACGACACAGGTGGCTATGTTAGGATTGAAGGGGGCAATGTTGCTCACTTTAACACTTCTACCACGGGCAATCCTGGATTTGTGGAAATCACCGGCGGCGATGTAACTGTTGAGAATGCCGCAGGCAGTAGTTATGGTGGCGATGTTAGAATCACAGGCGGCCGTGCTTACACAGAAACCACACAGTCTGGAGTTGTACAGGTAATCACAGGTGGCTACACCAATGGTGATGTTCTTGGTGGCAATACTTGGGAATTTGGCAATGATGGTACTCTAACAGTACCGGGCGATATCCTCGACAGTGAAGGCGTTAGTGTATATATCGACACAGCGGATAGTCAATGGATTGTCGACCCAACTAATACGGGCACATACACCGCTGATGGCAGTTTACACAAACCTTTCAAAAATATCGCGTCGGCATTGGCCTATATTGAAGCAAGGATTGCTGATACTAGTTTAGTAATTGACATAAACGGTTCTATCGTTGATAACCCACAGTTTATTTTCCTAAAGAGTTCTATCACAGAGAATGTGGCGTTGACTCGTGGAAATATTTTTATCTGTGGCGAAACTCCCGATGCCGGCCATGTACCTATTTGGATTGAGGGACATGTTACTATCACTCCGGCAAACACCGGCACAAACGCTATAAACGTTAATAGATTTGGCCTATTTAATATTGCCGTTCGCACCGACGATACGTATCACAGTATCGAGTTAACTGGATCTAATCCAGCAAAACTTTACCTAAACGATGTATACTGCTATCAAGGCAACGCCACTAAGAGTTGTGTTTATGCGGATAACACTGGCACAGGTAGCAGAGTGGAAATGAATGATTGTACCATGGCTAGAGCCGGTGGCTCTGTATATCTAATAGATATCCAACGTGGCTTTTGTAGTATAAACAATCTTGAAACTAACGGTACAGGACAAGTACTTAACCAAGCAAACGATTCATTAGGAACTATGTTGAGAAGTTCATTGGATGCCAACACTGGCTCTGTTATTACCCTAAGTGGTTCAGTACAATGGGGTATGGGTGAAGTTATTCTTAACAACACTGGAGCAGGGTCCGATACTCACGGTATTACAATGAGTGGTTCAGCATCCATGCAGTTTGGTGTGTGTACATTCAACATACCTGTTGGAGATGGTTCAAATCGTGCTATCAACGGTACTGGTACAAACACAGTACTGTATGCTGATCCAATATTCCAATATGGTTCAACTAACAAAATATCAACTGCGATTACATTAGTTCCGTTGACTAAAACATTTACAGCAGTATAAGTTTAACGTATACCCTGCTCACGCAGTTTCACACAAGTATCGCACTTTAGACAAGGTGCGATATTTTTTTCACTGTACACTGGACGCCGGCACGACCAAAACATGTTACGCAAACCTTCTGGTAACATATCGTATATTTCACGCTTGGTCATATCTAACACAGGATATATTTTCTCCACAGGTGTAAATGCTGTCAGTATAGCATTGGCACGTATTCTGCGTTCCTCTAAACTATGGTTATGATCGTTGGCCTGCATCCCCATAGCAACTCGTACAATACGTGGATTAACAGAGCAAATATAGCCAGCAAAGAAGTTGATGCTGTCTGTGTCATACATGAACTGCCCATTGTAGGGCTGTGAGCCTATCTCACTTTCACTGAAGATAAAACTATAGCCCATACTTTCTAATTCTTTCAGCACACGGTCAACAACTACAGCTTCAGCACGATCTCTATGTTCTACATTGTGATGGTGTATGTGATGTATGTGTAGAACATAGTGTTTATACTCGGGTTCTGTTAACAGTTTGTAGATCATACCTAGGCTGTCCAGGCCGCCTGAGTACATGGCTAATATTACTTGTTGTTCCATATGTAAAATGTATAAACTTCGTTGATGGGGTGTTCTTGTGGAACAGGTGTTAATTCGTGTGCTCTAGGAAAATATTGAGCATACTTAGTGGGCCAGTTAGGGTTTAGGAAACTACGGGCAATAAAACGATCACAGTTTGGCAATACTGCTTTTAACAACTGCTCGCAGTAATCTTTACCAAATGCTAACGCACCGTCTACGATAATAGTATCCCAGTGTTTGTCTAGTGTAAACCAATCCCTAGACTGGATTTTAGGGTCATCATATACAGGATTTACGTCCCACGCTTCTGTACACAAGGGCAACAGCAGTCGAGTGCTACCTAACAGTAAAACACGACCTATACAATAGCTAGAAAATACAGAATAATCGTCTTGATTAGGAGCCGCTGGCCACTGTAAGTTGATCCAATATTGCGGGTCGTCGCTGATACTCATAATGATATTTATAGGGTAAATACACTATGAATTTAATTTTAATAACGTTACTGTTTACACACATTACTATAATGTGTGTTACACTATATCTACATCGCAGTCAAAGTCACAGAGGCGTTGAATTTCACCCAGTACTGGCACACGCTATGCGTTTCTGGTTATGGCTCACTACAGGTATGACCACTAAACAATGGGTGGCAGTACATCGTAAACATCATCAAAATACTGACGTAGAAGGTGATCCACACAGTCCGCATGTGTTTGGTATTTGGAATTTAGTATTTAGAGGAGTCAAGTATTATAATCAAGCAGGCAGTGATGCTGACATGGTTATGAAATACGGAATGGGTACTCCTAAAGACTGGATTGAACGTACACTTTATACACCCCATCACCGATTGGGTATTCTCGTAATGTTGGTTATAGACGTGTTGTTATTTGGTTGGTGGGGATTCTTAGTATGGGGTGTACAGATGTTGTGGATACCTTTTTTTGCAGCAGGTGTAATAAACGGACTAGCACATTGGTGGGGATATCGCAATACTGACACTAAAGATAAGAGTAAAAATTTAATGCCATGGGGCATATGGATCGGCGGTGAGGAATTGCACAATAATCACCATGCAGATATCGCAAATCCTAAGTTTAGTCAGAAGTGGTGGGAATTTGACATAGGTTGGATGTACATTAAAGGGCTAGAGTTTTTGGGTTTAGCCAAGTTAAAAGGGTAAATATTAGATTATGAAACTAGTAGAATTCTTCGGTAGGTCTATGGACCTCAACACTAACAAAAGAAAAGATCAAACTGATGAAAAATTTGACGATGATCTTTTCTGGTACATCGTTGACCACGATAAACTGCACAAAGACTACTTCTTTCCTATTGCTAAAAAACTTAAAACTCTAAAAGAGTGTGGCCCAGAAATGGTGCTGGAATTGTTTATGCCCATGGTGGAAAAAGGTTGCAAAGAATATTACGAGTACAAGGAAATGAAGGGCAAGTTAGGCAAAGTATTTCCCAAAGACCTACGTGAAGAAATGTGCAAGAGACTATACGATCACTATCGTGAAGATATTAAAAAAGACAAATACAATCTAGGATAATTTAATGCAGTTGTTCGACCTAATCAGAAATAAAAAACCATTGCTCGAAGGCGGCAATGTATCAAGTCAAAGTCCAGGTTGGCAAGGTGCTGCTGATCAAGAAGCAGAAGAAATTGATCTAAAGATTCACGACCGTGATCACATGGTGGCTCAACTGCGAGAATTATTGTCTGCACAAAACGAATCATTTAAAGCAGCCTACGGCAAATATATTTGGGATCCAAAACTATTGGCATCGGGAAAGATGCTCAGTGGTAGCAGCTTACAATTCTTTGATGTTAAGGGAATCAATACACAGGACTTCTTAAACAAACTAAAGAAAACAAAAGTTGGCGACATCGACACGCAGATTGACCAGGATATGGGCGATGAAGTCACTGCTTGGTTAAAGAGTATTATTGGTAAGAAAGTTGGCAACGGCACATTCTTAGGATTTAACAGTTCGTTATCAAGCATTTGGTTGCTAGATGATCCGCAGGTTCGTATTCAAGTTGATTATGAATTAGGTCCGTATGACGCTAAAACAAATGCACCAACTGAATGGTTTGCCTACAGTCATAGTAGTCACTATGATGACATGGCTGCTGGTATTAAAGGTGTATTCCACAAATATATCAACCGTGCTCTAACACATGCACAGTCCAGTGAAAAGTATGTAGCCCGAGTACTTAAGAAAAGTGTTAAGATTAGTGATGCTCCCGTTACAGACAGCGACTACAGTTTTGCAGTCAGCAGTTCTCAGGGCGGCGGCATGAGCATAAAGTATAAGCCATACATCGATCCTGCTACAGGACAGCATATGGAAAAAGACGGCATTCCTGTTATGCAACTGCTGGATCCAAAAGACCGCGACTATATTCAAAATTTAGACCAACAGTTCCAGATGAACTTCGGTCGTAAGCGTGGTGTTGCTGATCGAAACTTGCAAGGTAGCTTTGTAGGAACACTACAGCTAATGAACAAGTCGTTTGAACCTGAACAAATTGAATCCGTAACTCGTGCATTCCTAGACATTCTATTTGGACCCGGAGCACAGATGATTACTAAAGATGATCCAGCTCGAGATCGTGATGTTAAGTTTGCCGCAGTAGATGCTATGTTGCTAGGCGGTGGAGGGGTTAAGCCTCTAAACTTACCAAATGCTCAAGGCCTAAGACAAGAAGCAGTTAAGATGGCAATGGACTATGCAGACCAGTTCAATGCCAAACGAGGAAATGCACTCAGTACCGAAGTAGCAGAAGATGCCGCAGCAGAAGTAGCAGCAAAGCCAGACTATGCTCGCCAAGGTATCAAACACCTGTACAACAGACTGCCAGATGGTCGTGTAAGTACAGCAGAAATGAAGAATGCAGATTTCTTAGAAATTGCCAAGGCAATTGCAGACAATGGTGGCAAACTTGACGGTGTGCCTATCAGTTTGAAAGTAGACGGCGCAGGCATTCGATTCGGTAAAGATCAAAGTGGTCGTCCGTTCTTCATGACCAGCAAAGTGACTACTCCATTGTATCAAGATGATGTAGGTTATTTTACCAGCTTTGGTCAAGAAAAAGGTCAGGATGCAGAGACATTGGCAAGAACAAAGAATTATGACAATGCACTGGCATTGATTACCGGTAGCAAGTTTATACAATCACTACCTGCAGACACTATTGTACAAGCAGAAATGATGTATAATCCCATGGCACAACAAACTGACCAAGGACTAAAATTTGTCAATATTCCTTACGATCCTAAAAAGCTAGGCAAGCAGATGACACTGGTGCCTTTTGTATTCAAACAATACAGCACAGGAGACGAAAGACCCGATGCTGACAAGATCAAAAAGCGTTTGTTAGCAGCCAGTGATAGCAACATTAAAATTGTCAGTAATAATCTAGAACAAAAAGGCATTAACGTCAGCAAGATTATTAATCCTATTCTAAACTTAGATCCTAAAGACAAAGCTAATAAGCCTGCGTTCGATCAAGCTAAACAAGCACTAAGCGATGCTATTATTAATAATCCTAAATTAGCAGGCAAAGATGCGCTAGGCGACAACATGGAAGGTGTTGTTGTTAATATGCCTAACGGTCAAATATTTAAAGTCACTAGTCAGCAGATGAAGTCGGCTATGGCTGCTAAAATGGCTCAACCGGGTGCAAAACGTCAAGGTCCCCTAAAGACCGCAGTGGTAGCAGTTGGTAGTTTTGCAGGACATCTAGGACACGAAGACTTGTTTAACGAAACTGTTAAGAAGGCCAACGAATTAGGCGGTGATCCTTACCTGTTTATTGGCAATGCAGTGGGTGCAGACGATCCTATCCCAACAGACGTTAAGGTACAGACATGGCATAAACTATATCCGCAGTATGCTGACAATATCGGTGCTGTAATGCAAGGTGGAAGTTTAATGCAAAAGGTCAAACACGAATTGATCAGTCCGCAGCCGGGCAAGCCTCCCAAGTATGACAACATTGTTATCATGGTAGGTGAAGATCGTAAAGACATGCCTATCGCAGGTGCGCTAATGAAGGCTGTTAATAAGTTTCCGGGCTACGAGCATGTTAAGGTCGGTTTGGAAACTATCCCAAGAACACGACCTATAAGTTTTACTAAACTACGCGATGTTCTAAAAAATCCCAATGCTACTCCGGAACAGCAGTATGCAGTATGGGCGCAGGGATTTAACGCACAACAATTAGGTAAAGATTGGATACTACATCTTATGGACATCTCAAGAAAAGGTATGGGCATTGTTCAACAGCCCGCAGCAGCACCACAACCAGTACCGGTTGCAGAACAAAGATTATTTAACGCATTGATTAGAACACAGAAAACGCCAATGTTTGAAAATGCGCCGACCAGTCAAATGGTTAGAGACCTAATCAATCCACAAGGACGCGAAGCACAGAAGTATGCTAAGTTCGACAGTGATAGAGAACAGCGCAGAGCCAAGATGGAGAAAGGTGCATTAGCAGATCGTAATAGCCGCAAGTATTCTAGCGAGAAAGACGATTGGGGCAATTTAAAGAAAGAAGAATTCAATAGTGAATACGACGACGAAGCAGGAATGGCGCAGAGCAATCTACGCACTATGGCTCGTGCTGTTGATGGCTTGTTAAAAACAATCAAGAACAACGACAACTTACCAGAGTGGGGACAAGAAAAGATTGCCAAGGCCGAGATGATGTTGGTCAGTGTTTGGGACTATTTGCAGAGTCAGAAAGAACTAGGCATGGACCCTAAAGTTAATGAAAGTCGTGCGTTAGCAGGATTGAAGCAGATTGTTGCAGAGTTGTCCAATGAAAAGTTAGGACAGTATAAGAAGGCTGCCGGCGCACAAGCCAGTGCTGCTGACAAGGCAGGCAACACTAAAAAAGCCGACAAGCGTTTCAGTGGCATTGTCAAGGCAACTAAGAAACAGTTTGCTAACGATACTAAAGGTGTGGCGGAAGGTGCTCCTATCGTAGTAGCACAGTCTCCTATCGATGTCCGCAATCCTAAAAAGGCTCCGCAGCCATATAGAAATCAGGGTGACATTGTTCCTCCAACGAAACCACCAAGCACAGAGAAGCGTGGAGTTAAAGGTCGCCCTGGTCAAAGACCTATGCCTGATTACAATGTGGCGGAAGACGCTGACCGAGCAGAGGCGCAAGCCGACTACATGGAAGGACAATGCATGGTACTGGCCGTTGCTATAAATCAGCATAATCCAAAGAGGTATCCAATAGGATATATCTGGGAATACAACATGTCTGCTGGCGCACCGGACATGCAAATGGATGATGATGAGTGGAACGATCTAAGTCCAGAAGAACAAGAAGAAATCTCAAACGATATCAGCCGACACTCAGTAGTACATGCGTATGTGCGTGATCAAGAGACTAATGAATACATAGATGCACGTGGTCGTCACACCGCCCTACCTAACTTGTGGGGCAGAATGGGCCAGACTCGATTTGAAGAATTTCCGGGTTCGGCTCGTGAGTTGATAGACATTACAGCACACGGAGACTGGGATGAAGTTGGCGATCAGGTCAATTTCAAACGTGGCCAGCCTGCGTTTGATTCATTGGCAGGACCAGCTGGTGTTAAACGAGCACTGGACTATGCTGTTAAGTATTTGGGAGTAGTGGGTCCTGAACAGGTTCAAAAGCCTGTGACGCAAGGCGTTGAGCTCGTTGACTTAGATACTGATGTTAATCAAAATATTTACACACTCACAGTAAATGGTGAAGAAGTATCATTTACATATTGGGATTCCGAAAATAACTTTGAAAACCCAAACATCAACGATATCTATCAACAGGCAAAAGAACAGCTAGGTAAAAAACTATCTCCAAAGAATGTTGAAGAAATTGCTCGTGTGGTATTCAAATCTTTTCAGCAAGGTATGTCGGAAGAGGTCGATGAAGGACTTGGATCTAAACTAGCAGGATTAGGACTTGCAGGTGCAATGGCACTAGGGTCCGCTGGAGCAAATGCTCGAGTTACACCTGGCGATGATCCTAATATCAATCGTTTAACAGGCAAACCCAATGTAACACAGGTCGCTCCTAGCGATGTTAAACCAGCAGCATCTGCAGGATTTAATAAAGAGTGGTTGCAAAAAGCCGCTGATCCTAATAGAACTGGTCGTTATATGATCAGTGTTGAAAAGGCACAGGAACTATTAAACAAGATGAATGCCGTTGACGAAGCTAAGAAAAAAGGTGCTGATGGTAAAGCCTGTTGGAAAAATTATCGCTACAACGGTACTGAGAACGGTAAAGACAAGTGTGTGCCAGTAGGTGAAGATGTTGAAAATATTATGGGCGCACTGATCGAAAATCTTATTAGAAAATGATCAAGCAGTATTACATCACTCACGAAAACATGGTAAAGGACAGTCCGGACGATTGCTATCTTGCACCGGAAGATCCTATACACGCCTTAAAGACTGTTAGCTATATGGGCGGGCTAAATGCTACAGAACGACTGCACGAATACAATGCATCCGTAAGAGAATCCAATTACGTTAAATCTGGTGCTGTAGATAAGGCTAAATACATGAAAGAGCATGGAATTAAATCTGGTTCTCCCGCATGGTTTGAACTATGGTACGGAAGAAATAAATAACATTATGCGCATCAATGAACTAATCACTGAGATGAAAACAGGTAAAATTACCAAGAGACAGCAACAGGCTACTCGTGGTTTAAATACCTACAAGGACGGTGAAAGAGCCGACAGCACTTATACATCCTATAGATTAGGCATGGCAGTAGCAGGAGCCAACGGAAAAGACCCCATCGAAATGAATGGTAAGAGTTGGGCGGGTAAAACTAAAACTACTCATCCTTACAGTAAAGAAGAACAAGAAATGCTTAAACAAGCATACAAGGTAGTTGGTGCAAACTATAAAGATGTAAATAAAGGTGATATGGAAAGTCGCGAACTGGACAATACATATACCGTAAGCCCTGTAGCAAACTGGATGAAGAAATGAACAACGAATTTAAAAAATCAAAAAGCAATAACGAAACTCGCTATACATTAGAGTCAATGACAGCAGGTGCAACCGGTTCAGGTAGTGTTGCTACAGCACCGAGCTCGTTAGGCAAAGTCCAAAAGCGCGGAAATATCTTGGCACAAGAAGCAGGTAAAGACAAAGTTCCTGCAACTACTCCCCGTAATTTTGTTGCTAAGAATGCCAAGTCCAGTGGTGCAGGCGCACACAAGGATAAGAAAAAAGAACAAAAGCAGGGCGCTGCAAAACATAAAAAGCCCTATATGGAATCTCTACGCACAAAAATTGATCAACTAAAATCAAAGTTAGCAGAAGCAGGCATGCCATTTCGTGGAGTAGGTGGTGCATTCAATCGCGGCGATGATGAACGACACGACTTAGATCCAACAGACTGGTATGTTGTTAAAGATGGTAAAATGTTCAAAACGTCTGTCTACCCTAATCAAGTACAACTAGCAATAGCCCAAGGTTATAGTCGTACTAGAGATGAGGCCAAAGCAAAAGCAGAGCAGCAAGGTGTAGAGGAAGGTGGAGCCAGTATGCCAGGCGACCAGTATTTGAGTATCCCAGCGGATCAAACTAAGTTGTCCATTGGACAGCAAATGGCTCAAGACGGCATTACCTACAGCCCAGATAAAGAAGATGAACTCATCGGATTGATGGCTCAATACATGAAGAAAGCAGGAATGAGTTCAAAACAAATTCGTTACTTATTAAGTTACGATGAAGACTATATTCCGGATCAATTAAGTGATTTGCCAAAGCAAGGTGTGGCGGAGGCATTTGGTAGCTCAAGTGTAAACATGCCAGCTAATGCCGCAGGTACAGATGGGCACCAACAATCAATTGACTTCTATAATCAAGAAGTAGACAACTTGGCCGTTCAAGCAGATCCTGAATTCCAAGAATGGATTGAAGCGGCCGAAGAAAAACTAGTAGCCGCAATAAGAAACGGAAAAGATTTTACGCATCTTGCCAAAGTATTAAGCGCACAACAAGTCAAAAAGTTTGGTGGGAAAACATTAGGTCAACAGTACGGTAGTCAAATGGCAGGTAAAGCAGACGCATACTATACTTCAGAAATCAGAAACATTTTAAACGGTCCAGTAACTAATGCTGGTAACGAAATGACCAGACGCCACGAGTTGTCCCTACAACTACAAACAATAAGAAGTGGATGGCGCAGAATGTCGCCAGAAGACAAACAAAACCTAGCCGATCAAGTTGGTTATTCACTTGAAGAACTTGAACATTTTGTAAAAACTGGCCAAGACCCTGAAGAAGGCGATTTGCGTGAATCAGTGAAACAAGTAAGACCTGCAACTCCTGATGAATTAAGAACTGGATACACTGCAAGTAAAAGTCATGCTGTGGGTGCTGACGGGAATGTTTATTACTTCATGGACCCAAAACTAAAACAGGTGGGCCTGTTGCGAAATAAAAAGCAAGGTGTGGCGGAGGCAACAGGCGATGAGAGATTTGACAGCATGATGGGACAGATCACAGGCGGTGCTGGTGCCAGGCAAGGTGTAGATAATTTGAATAAGTCCCTCACTGCAAGAACAGGCAGCGACCCCGAGACTGCATTGGCCAAATTTGGTCAGGAATTTATAAAATGGCTTGAAGATCTTTGCCGTGAGTTTGCCAAGCAAGGTGCAGATAGATTTAATAAATTAAAAAAATTAAGCGAATTCGAAGACGGTGGCGAAACCATGGCGCACTGGTTGATTGATGTTGCTAAACAGACCAAGACCTCGGGTATTACACTGGCAGACATACAGGAATTTTCTAGCGAGTTTAATACCCATGGAATGTGGGCCTGGCAAATGTTCCCTATAGCATGGAGTCAGAACGAATGGCAAGACTATAAAGATCAATGGACTGGTCCCAATGGTTACATAGCCAATCTGAGACATAGTCCTGAGCAAGGTGTGGCGGAAGGCTCTGGAGCAAACAAAACACATTTAGCAATGGCATATCTAAAAGCAGTAGTCATGGCTCCTATAGGAACACCAGAAAAAAGAAGAATACTAAATTGGCAACAGATACTATCAAATCAATTTGATATTGAAATGGATCCTGATACCCTTGCTCAAATGCTACCACAATTTGATAGTCAGTTGCAGTCGGGTAATCTGGATAAATTACAAAACCGAATGGCTAGTCGCGGCGAACTTGAAATAGGCGAGAGTGAGCAAGGTGTAGCGGAAGCACCGGAAGATCGCACAAGTTATCAAGTTGCTAAAATTCTATCAGATCGTGGAATCAAATACGATCCTGCACAAGAAAATGAATTGATCAACGCAATAGGCATGGTGCTGGTCAAAGAATTAAACATGTCGCCAAAGGAGGCAAGATATTTGATCAGCTATGATGAAGACTTTGTTTCCGACACACTTGGTGAGTTGAGAAGTATGGAACAGTCAGTATCCGAAGTTGATGTATATATGGAAAGTCTTGCCCACTCATTGCAACAGGTCCTGAGTGAAAAAGCAGTAAGCAAGCAGCAACAAAAGTTTATGGGCATGGTTCATGCTGCACAAAAAGGTGAAAAGCCTGCCAGTAAAGAAGTTGCCAAAGTAGCCAAGGATATGGGCAAGAAAGATGCCAAAGACTTTGCATCAACTAAGCACAAAGGTCTTCCTGAAAAGAAGAAATCAAAAAAGTAATTGAGCAGGAACCGGTGGCACCGACAGAGGAGCCTGCTCAACAAACTAAGCCAGTCGGACCACAGCCTAAACTAAGGCCCGATATGCCTATTGACTATTGGAAACAACGTTTTCAAACTGCTGACCCAAATCAATATCGTCAATTTAAAAACAAAGATCCAGAAAAGAAAGATCGTATGGCTATAGCAGCCTACTACGATGCAAAGCAGCCCACAAAAAAATAAAACATGTTTAAAAGATTTGATGTACCGGTAGTATCAAATCCTGTCTGTAGTGAGCCCATCTACAATGTTGTTGCAGAAGATTTTAAATTCTATGACAAAGACGGATTTGAATTAAATCAAGCAGAACAGAAATATTACGGGATGATGCACCATCCTATAGACCATCCTATACTTAATCATCGCTGCTGGCAAGAACCTTGGTTTGCTCTAGAATATAACGATATAGGTCTAATACTAGATCACTCATTGATCCTGCATCGTTGCAGATACGAGGACTACGCAGAACATCAACTAAGAAAAATAAAAAAGGATATTCCCGAGGCAGAGTGGTTATTGAAAACTCCACAGAAATGGGGATTTGATTTTGCATTAGATGCAGTAGATGACGCTGGTAATATCTATGAAGTACTGCACGTCGAGTATGACAACTACGACTACGACACATTCCTAAAATCTATGCAGATGTTTGATTTTAAGGTACGACACACTGACTGGCGTGATGCATCTCGACAGGTTCTAGCACACAGAGATCAATGGAAAAACCTTACTGGCTTTGCACAAAATGATTGGAAAGCAAACTTTCTTCTTGGTTGGACTAGGGCAGAATACACAGAAAAAAGTTTGACCTTGTAATCACAACCCTGTATACTATATACTCACAGGAGATATTATGGGAAAAGCATTTGGCGCACCAGAACAGGCAAAAATCAAACAGATCGTATCCGAAGGTATGACTGTTATGCAGGAAATTCAAGACCTCACTGAAGGTTTGAATGAAACTATCAAAGCAGTGGCAGAAGAACTAGAGGTAAAACCTAGTGTTATTCGCAAAGCAATCAAAATTGCACAGAAAGATCAATGGGATCAAGTGTTCCGTGAATTCGACGATCTTGAAACTATTGTCGATATTGCAGGTCACGCTAATCGTCGTGAAGACTAATGAGCCACTGGGGATATCATTTAATGTTAGATTGTAGTGGTTGTGAACAAATTCACTGCAAAGATAACATTTATAATTTTGTAAAAGACCTTGTTGACAAGATCGACATGGTCGCGTACGGAGAACCTATAATCGAATATTTGTTACCTGGAGATTCAAAACAAGGTTACAGCTTAATGCAGCTAATAACTACAAGTAATATTTGTGGTCATTTTATGGAACTCGACGGAACTGCATACTTTGATATTTTTAGTTGTAAAGAGTTTGATTTGCTAACTGCACAGAATGTAGTAACAAAATATTTTAATCCTAAAAAAATTAGGGTAAATTTTATTACAAGACAGGCAGATTAATGACTAGACTTACAACTGTACTTGGAAACGTGTACAACTGGGCCAGGAATGACTATCGAGAATGGCCTGTCCGATTTTCGTTAGAAATTTCAGCATGGTTAATGAGTTTAGGCTGCTCTCTGACATTGGCAGCAGGTGCAACTGATCCGCTGTTTTTCTATCTGTATCCGATATTTATTTTGCAATGTGCAATTTTTGCATGGGCATCATGGACTCGAAAGAGCACAGGTATGGTAGCCAACTACCTACTGTTAGTCACTATAGACGTCATCGGCTATATTAGATTGTTAAATATATAAGAGAAAAGTTTGATCAGCTATAAATGATCACAAGAACGGTTGCCGGCCATAAGCGGTAAGGAGAACTATATGAGCTACGTCGATGCCATGTGGGATCGCGACAAAGACATTGTGCATGTCGTTGAGCGTGATCTAAAGAAAGGCAGAATCTTTCAGGAGTTTCCTGCAAGATATACATTTTATTATCCCGATCAACGCGGAAAATACAAATCAATTTACGGTGAAAATCTAAATAAAGTTGTCACAAGGTCCTACAAAGACTTTCAAAAAGAACAACGGATCCACAGCAGCCACAGACTGTATGAATCAGACATCAACACTGTATTCAAAACCCTAGAAGAAAACTATCTCAATCACGAACCGCCTAAACTCAATGTGGCGTTCTTCGACATTGAGGTGGACTTTGATCCTGAAAGAGGTTATAGCACCCCCGAGGATGCTTTCATGCCTATTACATCGATTGCTGTTCACCTACAATGGTTAGACACACTGGTCTGCTTTGCTGTTCCTCCAAAGACCCTGACAATGGAGCAAGCAACAGCGTTAGTTAAGGACTTTCCTAATACACATCTGTTTGAAACTGAAGCAGAGATGTTAGATGCGTTTTTGGATCTCATTCAAGATGCTGACATTCTCAGTGGATGGAACAGTGAAGGCTATGATATCCCTTACACAGTTAACAGAGTTATCAAAGCACTGAGTAAAGAAGACACTCGTAGATTTTGTCTGTGGGGTCAATTTCCCAAGAAGAGAGAGTACGAAAAATATGGAAAAGCGGCTGTTACTTATGATCTGGTTGGTCGTGTTCATCTGGACAGTCTCGAGCTGTACCGCAAATACACATATGAAGAGCGACACACTTACCGACTGGATGCCATTGGAGAGATGGAAGTAGGCGAGAGCAAGACTCACTATGAAGGTACACTTGATCAGTTATATAACAATGACTTCCGTAAGTTCATTGAGTACAACAGACAAGATACCGCATTGTTAGACAAGCTGGATAAGAAACTAAAGTTTATCGATCTTGCTAACACACTGGCACACGAATGTACGGTGCTATTACAGACCACAATGGGTGCAGTTGCTGTAACTGAACAGGCTATTGTAAACGAAGCCCACCACCGTGGTCTCATTGTGCCCAATCGTGCCAAACGTGACGAGGACGCAAATAATCAGGCAGCAGGTGCTTATGTTGCATATCCCAAGAAAGGTATCCACGACTGGATCGGATCTATTGACATTAACTCATTGTATCCGTCAGCTATTCGTGCGCTCAACATGGGTCCAGAAACTATCATCGGTCAGTTACGTCAGGACAGGACAGATCAACATATCGATGAACAAATGATGGTTCATAAAAAATCATTTGCGGCGGCTTGGGAAGGTATGTTTGGTAGCCTAGAGTATGAAGCAGTTATGCAACAGGACCGTGCATTTGAAATTACAGTTGATTGGGAAAACGATCAAAGTGATATTATGAGTGCAGCTGAAGCATATAAGTTAATCTTTGACAGTAATCAACCTTGGATGTTAAGCGCCAACGGCACTATCTTTACCTATGAACATGAAGGCATTATTCCTGGACTGTTAAAGCGATGGTATGCTGAACGTAAAGATATGCAGAAGAAGCTCAAGGCAGCTATCGAAGCAGGTAACAAGATCGAAGAAGAGTATTGGGACAAGCGACAGTTGGTCAAGAAGATTAACTTGAATAGTTTGTATGGTGCTATTTTGAATCCTGGTTGCAGATTCTTTGATAAGCGTATTGGGCAGTCCACTACACTTGTTGGCAGGCAGATTGCCAAGCATATGGCAGGCAAAGTCAATGAAATGATTACCGGTGAGTTTGATCACGTAGGTAAGAGTATTATCTACGGTGATACTGACAGTTGCTACTTCTCAGCTTATAATACGCTAAAGACTGATATTAACAAAAAGCTAATCCCTTGGGATAGAGATGTTGTTATTCAGTTGTATGATCAGATTGCCGAAAACGTAAATGCAACATTCCCGCAGTTCATGTTGGATGCATTTCATTGCCCAAAGACACGCGGTGAGGTTATCAAAGGTGGGCGAGAAATTGTTGCTGTTAAAGGCCTGTTCATTACCAAGAAACGTTATGCAGTATTGTATTACGACAAAGATGGTAAGAGACAGGACACTGACGGTAAGCCAGGTAAGATCAAAGCTATGGGTCTAGATCTTAAGCGTAGTGATACTCCCGAATTTATGCAAAAGTTCTTAGAAGAAGTTCTTACTCGAGTACTGAATGGTGCAGAGGAACAAGAAATTCTAGAAATGATCAGTGCGTTCCGGACTGAGTTCAAAGCCCGTCCAGGTTGGGAGAAGGGTAGTCCCAAACGAGCTAACAACATCACAGAGTATCAAGCCAAGGAAGCTAAACAAGGCAAGGCTAATATGCCAGGGCATGTCCGTGCTGCTATTAACTGGAATACGCTAAAACGCATGAACGGTGACAAATACTCAATGGGCATTGTTGACGGCATGAAGGTCATTGTTTGTAAAGTTAAAGACAATCCATTAGGCTACACATCCATTGCTTATCCGGTCGATGAGATGCGATTACCTAAATGGTTCCAAGACCTGCCATTCGATCACAGCGAAATGGAAACTGCTATCATTAACAACAAACTGGACAACCTCATCGGTGTGCTGGATTGGGATTTAGAATCAACTACCCAAGACAATACCTTTGGCAAATTATTTTCCTTTGATTGAAAATAATCATTGACTTTACTCGCAAATCTAAATAAACTAAACAAAAGGAATTAATATGAAAGACATTCTACAAGACATCGTAAGCCACACACATAGCCTGGGCTTCTTAAACATCGTTAAAATTACAGGCGACGATAAAAAGACCACTATCGACAGTATGGCCGATGACCGTACAGTTATTATGTATGGTGAAACTGCTAGCCCGCAAGCAGACATGACTGGCGTTTTTGGTATGCCGCAAATGAACAAATTAAAGTATTTGCTAGATTGCCCAGAATACAAAGAAGATGCAAAGATTGAAGTTGTTAAACAAGATCGCAACGGTGAAGAAATTCCAACAGGCCTACACTTTGAAAACAAAGGGGGCGACTTTAAGAATGACTACCGCTTTATGAACACTGAAATCATTAACGAAAAGTTAAAGACTGTTAAGTTCCGTGGTGTTAAGTGGGATGTTGAAGTTGCTCCAAGTTTAGCTAGTGTGCAAAGATTTGCGTTTCAAGCAGCCGCTAACAATGAGCACACAACTTTCTTGGCTAAGACAGATGGTGACAAGTTGAAGTTTACTTTTGGTGATCAAGCAAGCCACGGTGGTGAATTTATTTTTGCTACAGGTGTCACCGGCAACCTAAATAAAGGATGGACTTGGCCTGTTGCTCCCGTACTTGCAATTCTTAAAGCATCAGATGTTAATAATACTATGATGAGTTTAAGCAACGAAGGTGCTCTACAGATTACACTTGACAGCGGTTTAGCTACTTACAAGTATATCATTCCTGCACAGACATGATAAAAGGAATAGCTCATTCAGGTCGATATCTCCAGGTACAAGGAGGTAGTCCAATGAATCCGTACATTCCTTCCGGTGGGCAATCTGCGGGAATGTTGCGCTATAATACAAATATCAATACCATAGAAGTATACGACGGGCAAGTTTGGAAAGAAGTATCTTCAAACTTTGCCAATGTAGCATTAACTAGTGAGGCAGAAGCATTACTTGACTGGGCACGAAAAAAGCGTGACGAAGAATTGCAGCTCGAAGTATTGGCTAAAGAACACCCTGCTATTAACATTGCCTTGGGTAATTTAAAGAAAGCCAAGATACAACTAGATGCTACAATAATATTAAGTAAAGAACATGACGAAACAACAAGTTAACCTAACACCATTACAGAAAGACTATGCAGTCTATTTGCCTGCAATTAGTAGTTTCTACAGTACCTATGTTGCTAAACAACGACTAGGTGAATTCGTACCAACAGATCGTATTCCTGCAGGTTTTGATCGTGGTATCGAAGGTATGAACTTTTTAAATCCTGAACAAGGATACTTTACTTACAAATACGGTCTGTACTCTGCGGGTCATGCACAATTAGATCTTACTAAGAGTTTAGAACAAGAGTCCATGATTCAACAGCGTGATCGTAATAACACTATGATCTTAGGCGACTCAGGTGGATACCAGATTGGTAAGGGTGTTCTTAAGTTTGACTGGTTAGACTTTGAAGGCAAGGAAGCTACTAAGACTCGTCAGAAGATTCTCGAGTGGCTCGAAGTCACAGCCGATTGGTCAATGATGCTAGACGTTCCAACATGGGCATGTGATCACATTCACAGTCCTAAAACTGGACTAAAGACATTTGATGACTGCTTAGATAAGACTCGATACAATAACGATTACTTTTTGATGAACAGAATGGGTCAAACTAAATGGCTCAACGTTCTGCAAGGTAGTGATTGGGACACTGCTGAAAAGTGGTATGCAGGTGTAAAAGAATTTAGCGACCCGGCAGGTAAGTATGCAGGGCGTGAAGCAGAAGGTTGGGCCTTTGGTGGTGCTAACATGTGCAAGATGGATATTACTCTCAAGCGTTTAATGACACTTAGAGAAGATGGTTTGCTGAAGGGCAAAAACTGGATCCACTTCTTGGGTACAGCGCAACTTGACTGGAGTTGCTACTTAACTTTAATTCAAAGACAAATCAGGAAACACATCAATGAAGAAATTACCATATCTTTTGACTGCGCCTCACCGTTCATTGCAACAGCGCACGGACTTGTCTACACAAACGCAGTCCACACGCCAAAAAGGTGGAGTGTTATTATGGACAAGGCACCAGATAACAAAGCACTATCAGGATCAGATATCCCGTTCCCTTTCGAATCGTCAATCGGTCGCAGACTAACAATGGCTGACATTGCCTACTACGATTTAGGCGTTCGTAAAACAGACGAAGAATTAGGTTTTGGTCCACGTGGTGGAAAAATTGAATTTAACCATTTAGAACCAGAACACTACCATGTTGTACCTAGACTTAACAAATTAGGTAAGATTCCAAATAGAACAAGTTGGGATAGCTTTGCCTATGCATTGATGATGGGACATAATGTCGAATGTCATATTGTTGCTGTTCAACGTGCTCAACAATTAATGGACATTGAGATTGCTAAATCTAAAGACAAGCTGACTTGGAAGCAATGGAAGAAAGTCAAGGGACAGGATATGAGCGATGAGTTTAGTGATTGGGTTCCCCGTAATATCTTATACTTCAACAGCTTTGTTGAAGACTTATTTAATACTGCTACTAAAGCAGATGCATTTGCAATGATCGAACAAGCTGGTCCATTCCTGCGTAGTTTAGAAGGTGCTCGACTACAAGGCGGTCCTGCTCAAAACAAGTTTAATAACTTGTTCGAAATTGAAGAAGTTACTAAGGTTGAAGAAATTGATCTTGCTAACCCAGATGACGACGAACTACGAAAACTTGAAGAAGGCACATTAGGAGATATAGAATGAGACAAGAAATTATTAGCGTATTAAAACACCATTTTAAAGCACACATTTTCAAGCACAAAATGAATGTAGACATTATGTTGAGCAATCCCATGGCACTACATGACCATACTGACTTAATGGATGCTATTGAAAAAGAAGTAGCATTGATTGCTGAATATCAAGACAAGTTGGACATAATGGAAAGTTATTTTAAGGAATAATATGGCAACAGGTAAAAAGAAAACAGACATTATTATGTCTGCCGAAATATCAGAGTCTATGGAAATGCCCGGTACTATTGGCAGTGCTAGATTAACATTTCCAAATGATCCCACTGTGGTAAAAGGCAGTCATTTAACTGTTACTACATTTCCAGACGGTAAAACTGTTTTAGAATGGGACGATGAGGCATTACTCAGAGATGTCCAAAAAGCCTTGACAGAGTACGAGAATTCTGTTAAAGTTAATACTACTAAAACTAAACGTAAGAAGAAAAATGAAGCGTGATTACGATACAGGTATTAGTGAAGATGTAATTTTCTTTACTGGTACTGAAGTTGAGCACACTCCTGCATACGGCATGAAAACATTGTTTGTTACAGGAGTTCAATCTAGCGAGCATATTGCACTAAACTTGCAAGGTTGCGAGCATATTTTCTTTGGCGCAAATCATAGTTATAATCCACAAACTTACGAAGAACACAAAGTCTGGGAAGAAATGATTATGTTCTTCCTTGATAAAGAATACCTGTGTTCATTGGATATTCCAATTCACCAAGTAGAAGAATTCCACGAAGGCGGGCTTTGCGAGCGTGATAATTTTATTCCACAAATTCGTGTACCTATTCCTTACATTCGTCTTTGGAACTATAACACTATGTTAAAGATTGACGACAAAGATTTTAAGGCAACTAATCCCGGTGTATGGTCCCACAGTCTACACACACTAATGGATCGTAGTAAGTTTACAGACTGGGCACAATATAAAAACGACAAGGTAATAAAATGATTAACTCTAAAGTTACAAAACAAGCAAATCAACAAAGTTCAGAAGAAAAATTATTTAAATTGCTCGAAAGCATTGACTGGAAGTTATGGGAAATCTATAATATGATGAAAGATAATCTTCCTGAAAAATCGGCACCCGCTAAAAAAACCACAAAGGTTAAAGCACAGTAATGAATCAAGAACTTAATATGATTTGGGTCACCTTTCGTAAGGAGGGTGTTCATATGTATCCGGCTGCGGCTACAGACCCCAAACTTGCCACAGGCAACATGTACGATGTTAGTTTCCTCGGTACTCCGCACCGTCACATTTTCCATTTTAAAATCTATATTCAAGTATTTCACGATGATCGTGATATTGAGTTTATTCAGTTTAAGCGTTGGTTAGAGCACTGCTATGCAGATGGTACACTCGAACTTAACCACAAATCCTGTGAAATGATAAGCCGTGATCTTCATGGAACCATTTCGGCAAGATATCCAGGTCGTGAGATCTGGATTGACGTAAGTGAAGACGGCGAGAATGGCTGCTTCATTAAATTTCCTCAACCCTTTAATACTACACAAAGGTAAAACATTATGGCACAACCTGCCTACATTCAGAAAACTCTTCGTATGAAACCCGAAGTTGAAAAGATCTTTGATGATCTCGATGCTTGGTTAGATCATTGCAGATTTAACCTCCTTCCTTATAACCCTTCAGACTTGTATAGGTCACAGGAATACAGGTATTTTTCTCGTCCTCCTTATCAGGGCGATCGTAAAAACTACCGCAAGGATTATAAGCCTAGAGGCCAAAACAATGACAATTTTTCTCGTTGATTTAGAATCTGTCGAGACAAGGTATACGGGTCAATGGAAGACTCATGTACCTGATCTACTTAAAAAGGCAGGACACAATGTTCAAATTATCTCTGGTCCCACAGATATTCCTAGTGCTACTACCCCTGGGGCTTTTCTTAATTTTGGCGGCACAAACATCTACAAAGCTCGGCAGGTTGAGCAGATGGGTCGGCTATTTTGCGACGGAGCCGTTCATGCAGGTGATCATTTTATATTTACTGATGCTTGGCACCCTGGTATCATCAATCTCAAGTATATGAGTGAGTTGCTGGGTATTCCAGTAACAACACATGGACTATGGCACGCCGGTAGTTATGACCCTCAAGACTTCCTAGGTCGTCTTGTTGGCAACAGGCCCTGGGTTAGACACGCCGAAAAGAGTTTCTTCCACGCATTTGATCACAACTATTTTGCAACAAAATTTCATATTGAAATGTTTATGGAAAATTTGTTAGGTATTGATTTCCGAACAGGTTCTATGCGTTATATGCAGGACAAGCAAATTGTTCGTACAGGGTGGCCCATGGAATATATGGCTGATACCTTAGAGAACTATAACACCAGTTCCAAGCATGATCTTATCTTGTTCCCACATCGTATTGCTCCAGAGAAACAGGTTGAAATTTTCCGTGACTTGGCTACACACTTACCACAATATGAATTTATTGTGTGTCAAGATACGCAGTTGGACAAGCATGAATATCACAAGTTGCTAGGTCGTGCTAAGATTATTTTCAGTGCAAATTTGCAAGAGACACTGGGTATTAGTTGCTACGAAGGTGCATTAGTAGATGCTATACCTATGGTGCCGGATAGATTAAGTTATAGTGAAATGTATTATGAAGGATTCAAATATCCTAGTGAGTGGACTAAGGACTGGAACAGTTACCTAGCACATAGACAAGAATTATGTCATCACATTATTGTTACTATGTCTCATTATGACAAGCGGGTGCCGCAGGTTCGCAAGCAGGCAGCTGATTTAACAGAACTATTCTTTAGTGCAAATAAATTACTGGAGATGATCAAATGAAATGGTTTCTAAACTTTTTAGAACGTGTTGGTCGCAAAAGAATTGTAATGGATAGACAAAATAATGAACCTTACCTCGAACGCTACTACATTTTTCTTAAAGACAGAAAGCATTTCCCCTTTAATGTGTTCATTCACAAGTTTCTTAAGTCAGACCCCGATGATGTACATGATCATCCATGGTCTTACGCTACACTTATCTTAAAAGGCGGTTATTATGAATGGACTCCTAACTTTGATTCACAAGGTGCCAAGATCAGTGAAACACGGCATTGGCGTGGTCCTGGGCACTGCCGTATTTGCCCTGCTAATAGCTATCACCGTGTTGAGCTTAAAGAAGGAACAGACTGTTGGACAATGTTCATGCCTGGTCCACAAAAACGAGAATGGGGTTTTCTTGTAAAGAATAAGTGGATCCATAATACAGAATATCTAGAAGAAAAGGCAGTAAAATGAAAATTGGAAGTGTCTGGCAATCGGCTGATAGAACAACATTTATTATCAAAAATATAGAAATTATCAACGAGCAAACTTGGATCTTTTATGTAAACTCAAAGACACAACAAAAATACTCATGCCTAAAAGATGCATTTACTAGCAGATTCCAAGAACAACTCAATAACGGATAATATAAATGAACAGTCAAACTAAAGAAGTGATGGACATTCTACAAGAAGAATGTGCTGAAGTAATTCAAGCAGTAAGTAAGATTAGTCGATTCGGTATTGACAACTTCAAGCCAGGTAAGTCCAAAACTAATCGAGAACACCTTGAAGAAGAATTAGGCGATATGTTAGCAATGATCGATATTATGTTGGAAAAGAATGTAATATCGTTAGAGCACTTAGAAGTTGCAAAAGCTGCTAAGATTGAAAAATTAAAACAATGGTCTAATATTTTTAATACTTAAAATTTTGTTATAAGTTGATCTGCGGACGAAATGCAGGCTTGCATTTTACAAATTTGAGGAGTAGATGGTAGTTCTAAACTACCATCAAATATATTTCCCAAAGGCGAATTATTACAATCGCTTCCTCGGACCCAACCTTCTCCACTTATATTAATTCTTTCTATACCTGTATTACATAGTTTGCCTGTAAAGACAGGATTAGACTGCACACTCTCTGCAGATCTTTCTTCAAAAGTTTTGTTAACACTGACATGATTGTTTAAAACCCATTCTTCCCCAAACAAATATATCAACTGGTCTTTGGTATAGTTTAATCTTCCTAGATAGTTGCTAGCCTGTACATATAATAATTCTTTTCCAACTTTAATTCCTAGTGAAGATTCGAGCTCATCTATGCGGTTAAGATCTTCATCAAAAAAATCAGGTCGAATAGGAACACCTAAATGAAATGGTTTATATTTTTTTTGAAATGCTTTTACAATAAATTTAATAAGATTTAAATTTTGCCAAGAGTGGCATGTAAGATTTAAAAAATCTACATGAGGTTCTATAGCCCACCAATCCATCCAAAGTTTTCCTCCGGCAGTATGTAGTGTAGTATTTCCGCCATTTTCTTTACATAGTTTTAACAGTGCAGGGAAATCAAAAAATTCCAACGGATCGCCACCATTAAATATCCAGTCAATATGTCTTCCTAATTTTTTATCATAATGGTCTATAAATGTGTTTGCTACTGCTAGATATTCATCTACGTGTCTAGGTTTGTCACCTCCCCAAAATGTTTTTGGACAATATTCGCAGCCGCCTGTGCAATAATTATGTATCTGCCAGATTACTACTGTTTTCATTTATTTTTACCTTTATAGTTGACACGCCTAAATAATAATGTATAATTACTTATCACCTCTCTTAAAGGTCTATTAAATGAGCAAAATTAAAGTATCCGAACTATTCTATTCAATCCAAGGAGAAGGGCGTTATATGGGCGTCCCTTCTGTATTCTTACGTACATATGGCTGCAACTTTACCTGTCAAGGTTTTGGTATGCCACGCGGTGAACTGAGCGCAGAAGCAGATAAAATTGCAGAACGTGCTGTTGAATTTGCAGAATACAAATCACTTCCGCTAGTTAGCACAGGCTGCGACAGTTATGCAAGTTGGCATCCTGCATTTAAAGACCTAAGCCCGATGATCGAAACTGAAGGTCTTGCTAAGGCTGTAGTTGATACATTGCCGTTTAAAGAATGGCGTGACGAACATCTTGTTATCACGGGTGGTGAGCCGTTGTTGGGGTGGCAAAAGGCCTATCCAGATTTGCTGAATCAACCTTGCATGAAAGGTCTTAAAGAAATTACTTTTGAAACTAACGGTACAATGCGTTTAACTGAAAAGTTTAAAGAATATCTAACAGACTGGACATTCGGCGGAGATGATAGAGAGATTACATTTAGCGTAAGTGCTAAACTGCCGGCAAGCGGCGAGCCCTGGAAAGATGCTATTAAACCCAAAGTTGTTTGCGACTATGAGAATTATGGAACAGCATATTTGAAGTTTGTTGTAGAAACAGAACAAGATATCGAAGATGCACTAAGGGCTACAGAAGAATTCCGCGCTGAAGGATTTACTGGCCATGTATATTTGATGCCGGTAGGTGGAGTAGAGAGTGTTTACGCATTAAATAATAAAACAGTAGCAATAGCCGCTATGAAAAACGGACTCCGTTATAGCGATAGATTGCAAGTTCCATTGTTTAAGAACGAATGGGGTACTTGATATGAACAAATTTATTAAAAAACTTTTTGGCATTGATAAGATCGAAAAAGCTATTTCCGATGCCGAGACTAGAATGAGTCAAGCAGTAGACGAAACGGCGGCTCAACAAAGAGAAGCGGAACGAGCAAGACAGGCAGCAGTACAAGCACAAGAAGAAGAAAGACTTGCGAAGCTTGGACCAAAGGCGCTTGCTACTGAAAAAAAAGAACCTTGGGTGGCGGTACTGGATACTCATGTAAACAAGGACAATATCCGCAATGGTTTTTTTGAGCTTGACTGGAATGAATACTTTGTGTTACAGTTAAAAGAAGCTGGTTACAAAGGCGAAACAGAAGAGGCAGTTGTTGATCAGTGGTTCCAAGAACTTTGCAAAGGTGTTGGGTCAGAATCTGGCGTTGACATGGATCGTAGAGGTAGTGGATTTATTAACGTAAACAATTTAGGCGACGGTAAGTCGGAAGTATTTTAATGTCAAAAACATATATCCTTGTGGATACAGCAAACACGTTCTTTCGGGCACGTCACGTAGTTCGTGGCAGCATCGAAGACAAAGTAGGTATGAGTATCTCTACTGTATTGAGCAGTGTTCGCAAGGCGTGGCGAGAATTTAATGGTAACCATGTTATCTTTTTCTTAGAGGGGCGTAGCTGGCGCAAGGACTATTA